GGAGTTACATAAAAGAACAATAGTAAGAGCAATCACTTGGCGTGTGGTGGCAACATTAATTACTGCAGCATGGACTGGATTAAGTGGTGCAATTATAATCAATATTTTCATGACACTGGCACATTACATACACGAACGTGTATGGTTGAAAATCAATTGGGGGAAAGAATGGAAACAAAACAACGAACAATAGCACGTATGGTATCATATAGAATCACAGCATGGTTGTTCACAATTTTTTGGACGTACCTGTTTACTGGTGATGTTGCATCGGCCACTGGATTTGCAACAACGTTGCACATTTTATTGAGTATTGACTATTACATTCATGAAAGAATATGGCTCAAAATACGTTGGGGACGACTCAATAACAATGATCAGTGAATCATCCGGCCTGGAAGAATATTTGTTTTACACAGGCCAATATCAAGAACCTGAGTTGGCTTTTTTACAAAAGGCCACGATAGAGTATCGAAGAAGTGCCTGGCCTCGTCGCTGTTGTGTCAGTAAACGCCTGTTGTGGTGGAAAGTTGCAGTACGGGCACGAAGACTGTTCTATGGACTGGCAGGTGATTCGCCAATGCTCGAAGACCGTTGGTATGATTGCAACGAGTACTTGATGTTAAAATTAAAAGGACAATATGGGCTTGTTAGATAAATTTTTTAAACCAAAAAAGCCAGCACCCAAGGCCCCAGCTGAGCCACGTACACGGACACCGGCCCCAGTGCCAAAGACAGCCAAAGAGCTGGCCACTGAAAAAGGCGAGCCCTATGTTGCCATCATCAGCATGGACATAGATTCTGACAACTTACATCAAGGCAGTTTTGAATTAGATTGGAATGACAAATTTATCACCAATCTCATACGTGCTGGATATCAAATGAAACCTGATGAATCAGAAAATGTCATTATAGATCGCTGGTTCCAAAATGTATGTAGGCACGTGGTGCTGGAAACATGGGAGCAGGAAGAAGCCATGAACCCACAGAGATTTACCAAATCCGTTAACTTGGGTGGTGGATTCAGCGAGGTCAGTTGATGCGTATAGGAGTATTCGGAGATAGTTTTGCTTCGGCACAATCAGCACCTCAAATTTGGTGGAAGCAATTGACTCAGTACGGGCATGAAGTTCAAAGTCATGGTCACTTTGGATCTAGCATTGCCTGGAGTGCTGATTTGATTGTGAGATATGCCGAATACTACGACTTTTTGATTTGGTGTGTGACTACTCCAGGTCGGTACAGTGTGGCACTTGATGATGATTTTGTACATCTTGCCAACAGCGTTGATTCCGCAGATGTGCGTGTTCGTGCTATTGGACAAGCAGTGGATCTATATAAACAACATATCTTTGATTGGAAAATTGAGAATATGCTGGCTAGAGCGTTGGTCGAACACATTCAATCAAGATTTGCAAACTTGTTGATCATTCCGTGTTTTCCACCGCCAACATACATTTACCCAGAACCAATAGGGTTTAACTTGTTCCATCTCAGCGAACGAGAAGCTCAAACTTATTTTCCTGGCAAAGGGCTTGGTGAAATTTTTCAAAATTATGATGATCTCAGGCCCGGGCATCTAACACCTGTAAACAATGCTATACTAGCCCGTCAAGTTGCTGCCAATCTCAATCCTGGTGTATTTGTCAGCAACTTTGACGATTTTGAAACTCCCAAAGATCTTTTACACACAGTTTTTGAACGAAAACAATGAAAATTTATGTCAACGGGGATAGTCACACTGCAGCAGCTGAGGCTGCTGTGCCTTATGGTTGGGCCGAAGACGATCCATTTTATTATGGGCTAGGCAAGCGTCCTCATCCTGCCAACGAGCGTGTGAGCTACGGATGTGAACTGGCCAATCATCTCAATGCTATCTTGGACTGCGATGCACAGTCAGGTGCCAGCAACACAAGAATCTTACGCACAACACGGAGTTGGATGGACAGCATTCAACCCAACGACGATGTATTGGTAGTGGTACAATGGAGTACTTGGGAACGAGACGAATGGGAGATTGATGGTGAACTCTATCAGGTTGGCTTGTCAGGTGCCGACTCAGTGCCTGAGACTCACCAAGAGCAGTACAAAGAATTCATAGCATCAATCAACTGGATAGAACGTCGAGCATTTTGGCATCACAAAATTTGGAACTTGCATTGCGAAATGCGAGATAGAAATATACCACATTTGTTTTTCAATGGCAATCAGCATTTTGATGGATTCCTTTACCAACAAGATTGGCACAACAATTACATAGGACCTTACGATTCAAATCTTACATTTAATGCAATTCTACGTGAAAATGGTTACAAAACTGTTAACAAAGACAGCTGGCATTTCGGCGCGGATGCCCATTGCTTTTGGGCGGAATTTGTGTTAAACTATGCACACACTTACAAACTGGTACCTTGATATGCGATATGTTCTTATTGATTCTGCAAACATGTTTTTCCGTGCCAGGCACGTGGCATTTCGTGCATCGTCAGCTGAAGAAAAAGTTGGCTATGCCTTGCACATTACTCTGGCAGCTGTCAACAAAGTTGTCAACAAGTTTCAAGCCGACCATGTGGTATTTGCACTGGAAGGTCGTAGCTGGCGCAAAGATTTTTATGAACCCTACAAAAAGAATCGTGCGGTAGCTCGTGCTGCACTGACTGAAGCTGAACAAGAAGAAGATAAGTTGTTTTGGGAAACCTATGATAACTTTTGTAAATTTATCATTGAACAAACAAACTGTTCGGCCATCCGGCATCCCGAAGCCGAAGCCGATGACATTATTGCACGATTCATTGCGTTGCATCCCAACGATGAACATTTTGTAGTGAGTTCTGACACAGACTTTGTGCAACTTCTAGCACCCAACGTTCAGCAGTTTAACGGTATCACTGACGAACTCATTACACTGGAAGGAATTTTTGATGCCAAAGGTAAACAGGTCATTGACAAGAAGACCAAAGAGCCAAAGACGGTTCCAGATCCTACGTGGCTTCTCTTTGAAAAATGTATGCGAGGCGATGCGTCGGATAATGTGTTCTCGGCGTTTCCAGGCGTTAGGACCAAAGGCACTAAGAACAAAGTTGGGCTCCAAGAGGCCTATGCGGATCGCCATACAAAAGGCTATGCGTGGAACAATCTAATGTTACAACGATGGATTGATCACAACGGTGAAGAGCATCGTGTGTTGGATGACTACAACAGAAACGTCACCTTGGTGGATCTCACTGCACAGCCCGAAGATATCAAATCCAAAGTTGACAATGCAATTCAAGAACAAGTCTCTCACAAAGACATCGGACAAGTTGGTGTGCGTTTTATGAAGTTTTGTGGACGACACGATCTTGTAAAAATATCTGAGGCAGCCGAACAATATGGTCGCTGGCTCAATGCAACATATCAAGGAGCACTCGATGATAATACTAGCAAAACCAGTGATAGAAAATCAGTTTTGGATCCTGCGTAAGGGCGACGAAAAAATTGGTAACATTGAAGCCACCAATGATGGCTTTGAAGTAAAAATCAATGATCAGGTTCAAAAGTTTAAATCCATCCGCATGGTCAAAAGTCGTGTGGGCATTGACTTTGAATCCATAACCCAAAGTCATGCACCCAAGGATACATCAGTGTATGGGTTTGATACTGGTTGCCGATCATACAATGCCATGTATGAAGTCAAACGACATCTGCCATTGTTCACCAAAACAAAGAAAAGTAAATCATGGTATGCAGCCGGTTGGTATGCAATCAAACAAAACAACACCTGGCAGGTACAACGTAACCCCAAGTTGATCACTCTACAAAGATACACCTACCGTGGCCCGTTTCATCGTGAAGAGGATGCCAAATGAGCCTACATATTTCAAGATTCATTGACCGGCTCAAAAGTTTTGAGGCTCGTGGGCAGCGTGATTTTTCCATGCCCATGCAAGATGCTCGTGATCTACATGCTGACATCACCAAGTTATTGATGAAGTTAGAGCAGCAAACCGAAGCCATCAAGCAGGAACCTTTACAGATTGAAGTCGTTGCACCCAAATTCTAGCGTTGATTCCAGGAATAAATAATAGCTAGATATATTGGAGACAACAATGTCGCGCCCGAAGCCACAAGTGCTGCTT